TCCCCGACTGGTGCCCGCTCGAGCAGGACGGTCCGGACTGGAAGCCATCGGTGAAGGGGGAGCGGTCGTGACCAAGCAACGATTCATCATAGCCTTCGTGCAGGGCACGGCGGAGGAGCTCAACCACTCCTTTGTCAAGACCCCGGGCATGACGGTCGTCGAGGTGCCTGAGGACACCTACGACTTCCTCTACAACTCGCTCCTCGAGAAGGCGGCATCGGAGAGGAGGGCGCAGTCATGACCCCGCCACCGGGCAACGTCCGCCCGGACGGCCACGGGGGGCTCCGCGTGGTGATCGAGGGCATCGAGCACCTGGTCACTGCCGACGACGCCGCCCACCTCCTCTATGCCGGCGATATCGCCCTGCTCCAGGATCCCGACCCGGCCCCGCTCCTCCGGGGCGAGCCGCGCCGCAAGACCGGCCACATCCTCCCGTCTCGCGATGACGGCGACGTGACGCCTCACCTGGTGATCTGCGTGCATCCGGACCACCTCTATCTGGCGGTGAAGGGGGAGGTCGCCGCGGTCAGGACCGGGACACTTGATATCTGCAAGGTGGTGAGCGCATGACCGACGAAGGGACAATGCACGAGGGACAAGACACTTGCCGACCGTACATCGAGCGTGATGTCGCCGCAGAACTTGCGTCCCTGAAGATAGCGTGGCGGAAGCCGTCTGTCTCGGCAGTGGTTCGGGAGTTGTTACGACGCTATAAACAGTCTAAACAGTCCAAATAGTCTAAATAGACTATTTAATCCGTTTTTTTAAATTCTGGGGCCATATATCCACTTGATTGTATGGCAGGTATCGAAGAGCGCCGTCGGACGGCCGAGGAGATCATCGCGTATCTCCGGGGCAAGGGGTACATCAAGACCCGGGCTGAGATCGACAGTCGGACCGGAGAGTGCCGGATCTCTATGATTCACATCGACGGAGATACGCTCTGGATAAACCTCCGTGACCTGCCGCCCTCGGTCCTCGCCGAGTTCTGTAACGTGTACGAAGAGATCCACGCACTCGGATTCGGTCTCATCCATTCCTGCACCCGGCTCCGGCCGCTCGGGTACAGCGAGATAGCAAAGGAGGACTTCAGCCCTGAGCTGATCGCTGACCTGCAGCACGAATACCACTATTACCGGGGCGCGTTCTGGGTGCTCCGGATCGCGATCGTCCTGGCGCTCCTCCTCCTCACGGGCAGCCTGGAGACCGCAGCGCACCTCCTGGGGTGGTGAGGATCGGCTCCCGGAACGATGGGGCGAAAACTGCACCGACGAAGGTCCCGGCAGCCACCCGGCGAGAGGAGGCCTTGGAACTCCGGGCATCAGGGCAGTCCATCCGCGCGATCGCCGATAAGCTGGGGGTCTCGAAGTCTCAGGTCCAGCGTGACATCGAGAAGGAACTGCAAGCGGCCGCAGAGGGGCGCAAGAAGATCGCAGGGCTCATTATCGATCTCGAGCTCGCGAAACTCGACGCACTCGAAAAGAAGGCATGGAAACACATTGCCGCCGGCGAACTCTCTGCGATCGATCGTGTGCTCCGGTCCATGGAACGCCGGGCGAAACTGCTCGGACTCGACAAGACCGGCGAAGGCGGCGACACCGGATCCCTCGGCGACCTGGTAGCAGCCATCAGGCAGGCGCGGGAGGCGCGGCAACGTGGCGATTAAGTGGGGCCAGCTCTCTCCGAAAGCGATCTTGTCTATCTGCGAGAGCACCCGGCGGCTCAACATCTGGCACGGGGCGGTCCGGTCGTCCAAGACCGTCTCTTCCGTCACCCGGTTTCTGGAGTTCATCGCCGACGCCCCCCCGGGCGACATCCTGATCAGCGGCAAGACCGAGCGGACCGTCTACCGCAACGTCCTCCGGCTGATCCGGGATATCGTCGGTTCTGACAATTTCCACTATGCCCGGAACACCGGGGAGTGCACGATCGCCGGCCGGCTCTGCTATGTTGCCGGCGCGAACGACGAGCGGGCCGAAGAGAAGATCCGGGGCATGACCCTGATCGGCGCCTACGTCGACGAGGCCACGGTTCTGCCCGAATCATACTTCCGGATGCTCGGCACCCGGCTCTCCCTCGCCGGCGCAAAGTTGTTTGTCACCACGAACCCCGACAGCCCGTTCCACTGGCTGTACACCGACTACATCCAGAACCCCGATATCGACGCTGCCGTCTTCCACTTTGAGCTCGACGACAACCCGGCGCTCTCGGAGGAGTACAAGGCGGCGTTGAAGGCGGAGTACTCGGGCCTCTGGTACCAGCGGTTCATCCTGGGGCTCTGGGTGCAGGCGGAGGGCGCGGTCTACGACCTGTGGGATGAGAACAAGCACGTCCTTGACGAGCCGCCGGGACAGGCAGAGGCATACTACGTTGCGATCGACTACGGGACCAGCAACCCGACGGTCTTCGGGCTCTTCGGGGTCCGGGGGAAGGTCGCCTGGATGGAGCGGGAGTATTATTATGACCCGGGCAAGACCGGCCGGCAGAAGACCGACGCGGAGTACTCGAAGGCCCTTGCCGAGTTCCTCAACGGCATCGCCCCCAGGTCGATCATCGTCGACCCGTCGGCCCTCTCCTTCAAGGTCCAGCTCCGCCGGGACGGGTTCGAGAACGTCAAGAACGCCGACAACGCCGTCATCGACGGGATCCGCACCCAGAGCAGCATGCTGCACCAGGGGAGGTACTTCGTCCTCCGCTGCTGCACCCACACGATCGAAGAGTACGGAGCGTACGTCTGGGATGCCAAGGCGCAGCAGAAGGGCGAAGACAAGCCCGTGAAACAGAACGACCACAGTAAAGACGCGGAACGTTATTTCCTGCACACGGTCTTCGGCAAGGGACCGGGGATCTCGTTCCTGAGGTGACACATGACAAACGACTCACTGTATATATCGGTCTGCTCAATCTGCGGCCATCCGCTGGAGAAATGGCAGATCGCAGGAGAGACACTCGACACGACACTGATCGGCTACGACGAGCGTGCGCTCATCGATATCAGACTCATTCTCTGTGCTGAGTGCCACGAGAAGATCAAGGTCTACGCAAACAGCTCAGTCGAGGAGGCCATCGCACGGATGGAACGCGATGCGGCATGAAACTACTCGCAGAGAACATCGATGCCTGTGACGTCAGTCAGACGATCGCAACCCTGATCGCGAACCACGACCCGTCTCTCATGCTCGTCGGGGTGGACTACTACAACAACGATACCCGCATCAAGGACCGGCAGATCTGGTATTACGAGGACGGGGAGAAGAAGATTGATACCGAGGCCACGAACCAGCGCGTCTCGCATGACTGGCACAAACTCCTGGTCGATCAGAAGGTCGCCTACCTCCTCGGCCGCCCCCCGGTGATCAGCGCCGAAGATGAGCAGTTCGCCGAACAGCTCAACGTCCTCCTGGACGAGACCTGGGACGACCGGCTGCAGGAACTCGCGAAGAACGCCAGCAACAAGGGTGTCGAATGGCTCATGCCGTTCATCGACGCGGCGGGCAATTTCCGGTACATCATCATCCCGGCGGAACAGTGCATCCCAGTCTACGAGACGGACTACGAGGAAGAACTCGTCGCCATGCTCCGGTACTACCCGGCTGTGGTCGGCGGGGAGACGAAGACCCGGGCGGAGTGGTGGACCGCCGAGGGCGTCTCGACCTACATCGAGACGGAGGCCGGGGCCTATACTCTCGAGTCAGAGGACGGCCATTTCTTCCTGAACGGGACCCCGATGGGATGGGGTCGGGTCCCGTTCGTCGAGTTCGCGAACAACGAAGAGCGGTTCGCCGACCTCAAGTATTACAAGGAGCTGATCGATGTCTACGACCTCGTGATCAGCGACCTTGCCAACGACCTCACAGACATCCAGAAACTCATCTTTGTCCTGAAGGGGTATGGGGGGCAAAGCCTAACGGAGTTCGTCCGGAACCTCCGGTATTATCGGGCGATCCAGGGGGACCCAGCAGCCGGCGCCGGCGTCGAGACCCTCAGCGTGGATCCGGCGATCACGGCGATCGACTCGTTCCTGAACCGGGTGGAGGAGAACATCTTCATCCACGGGCAGGGGGTCAATGTCAAGACCGACACGTTCGGCTCGGCGCCGCGCGGGATCGCGCTCAAGTTCCTCTACTCACTCCTTGACCTGAAAAGCAACGTCATGGCACGCCGGTTCTCGGTCGCAATCAAGAAGTTCTGCTGGTTTGCTGCTAAGTACCTTGACCTCAAGGGCGTCGGCACCTTTAACCCGCGCAGCGTGAAGATCACGTATAATAAGTCCCTGCTCATCAACGACCTCGAACTCTCGCAGATTGCAGAATCAAGCATGGGGATAATCTCGCAGGAGACTATCGTCGCCCACCACCCCTGGGTTGAGGAC